TAACCCAAATAACCAGTAGTTTCTATACCACCAGAATCCCCAAGTTGAACGATCAAAGGTGAAGTGCCATTGGTGCTAACTCCACTACGCATAACGTTAATACGCTTAACCCATGATGGGATTGCAGTAAAATCAATACTTGTTCCACTGGTGCTGTTTTGAACTGTTGCCAATGTTGATGGCTGAGATAACTTTGCTGGAGTTACGTTTGCATCTGCAATCTTTACAGTTGTTACATTAGAATCAGCAATTTTAGCAGTAGTTACACCGAGATCAGCAATCTTACCAGTTGTAACCGCAAGATCAGCAATTTTACCAGTAGTTACATTTAAATCTGTAATTGCTGTTGTCGTAATAGCATTTGTAGATAGTTCGTTGGATGTAATTCCTGCTGACCGAATTTTCAGCTTCCCAGATGCAACTTCCAAGGTCGTCCCAGTAATAGCATCAGATGTTATCACTGTCTGGTCAATGATGTTGTTCATCTTCGTGCTAGTGATAGTATCAGTAGCCGTAAATGTGTAAGTTGTATCAACCGCGCCCATATGTTATTTTTGTGAAATTATTTGTCTATTGGTGATTGAACCAGACACTTTAATAGAATTTATCTTAGGTGAACCTATGGTTCTTGTCAAGATCATCGTGCCAGTATATCCTCGGATACCTCCAAGTCTGCAACGTATGCCTGCTGTTTCGGCTTCGTTTGCAGAACTCGGTGCTAAAACTTCACCACCAAGAAAATCTGTGGTTGTTCCGATAAGCTGTGAATCATCTGGATCTTCTGCAGCGAATGATATGCTATACTCGCCAGTTTCACCAGCAAGGTTTTGCATAACAACCTGTGCATCTGTAAATCTTTTGCGATCCATATTCCTAAAATCATACCCACGGGTAGTTAATAATGCGTTAATTGTAGGAGTTACAACTAAACTACCTGTGTTTGATACGCTTAAACGATCAATGGAGCTATCGGAGGCCTCTAGTTGGTGTAATCCACCATTGGCTGTAACTGCATAGATGTTGTTACGAACATCAGCACTCCCCAATACAAAGTTTTCAATTAAGAAACGAGAATCTCCAAACGTATCTAGTGATTCCCAACCTTTATTAAGAAAGTTAAACACCAAAATAGCATTGTTTCCACGTGCATCATTAGCTCCTGCAACAGAATCCAACGGAACAGCAAGGTAATAACGGTTATTATACAAAATGCCTACCGATTTATCAACGTAATCCTTGTTGATACGGTCAATATATGGCTGGATATTCTTAGAAATAGGTTCTTCAACCCCACGAAGGTTGTAATCGTTAAGGAACTCAACAGCATAAACGCCATCGTCCGACAAAAACATAATCATATTACCACGTGAGACAATAGTTTTCCGTGCTAAACAGCCAACCTCAGACGTAAGCTCTGTAACTTGTGTATCAAGTAGGCTTCCTTGTGTTCCTTTGATTTGATGTAAGCTATTTCTATTTAAAACAATCAACTTGTCCTCATAAAAGCCGTGCATACCCACCACATAATCAGCAGTTCCACCACTAATGCGGAATTGATTCTCAATCTGGTCAAAGGTCGTAGTATCTAAAATGTCCGATACCGCTATTTCATCGGTTATCTTTGTGCTAGTATAAACTGGTGCATTAAATGTTCCCGATACAGTGTAATAATGTGGAATCCACAATCTACGCTGGAAATAAACCCCCCAAGGTGCGCCTGGCTGGTGCATAAAACCACCGCCTACGCTGAATTGCCCACCAAATTCAAAGGAATCAGATGATGATGTATTGTAATCACCAACAGGGGCATACCAGTTAATCGTAGTTGTGGTAGCTGCTGTGACATAATACTCATTGCCAACCATCCCAGCTAATTCTGTCGTAGCTGATTCACGAACTACAATAATATCTCCAGCACGAATCGTAGTATTACCTGCAACAGTCGCGGTCACAAGCCCTCCAACAACGTCAACGTCTTTTGCTTGAATGTTAAACGTCTGTGGCTGGGTGTAAGCACCACCAGGTGAAAGCGTAAAGCCATCTGTAACAGTTGCAGCAGTAACAACAAAGGTTGTACTGGTTGAAATTCCAGAAGCTACAAATGTAAATGTGTCCTTGTCCACTACTGTTGCAACAACATATGTCCCGTTTGGGGCTGTTCCTCCAGTAAGACCCGCAACCACAATAGAAGTTCCAACTAGCAATCCGTGTTCACGAACGCTCATGGTCACCACAGTATTAGGACTGGCCGTAGCATTAGAAGAAGCCGAAAGAACAGGTCTGCCATTGGGATACCACTCGAAAGCCTGCTGCCCATCTCGGAACAACATCACCTTGTCAAACACCTGAATCATATCGGTGTCAGCTCCAAGATCTAGTCCAGGCGGGTAGGCAATATCAGTTGTGCTGTAATCAGTTAAATCAACCTTCTTTGCCACCGTATCCAATGCAATAATTACATACTCTTTGTTGCCAGTATTAGGATCACTAAACAAACAAGATGCCCTTACGTTGGCGTTAGCAGCATCGTTAATAGGCATCTGCGACAACGTGCCAGTAGTATCTGTTACAGAAGTAATTCCTACTACTGTATAATCCAATGTATTAGCATCGTAATACGTAAGCAAATAACTACCATTAACTGCGGTATCAAGTCCAGAGATTGTAGCCCAGCCTGTTGTTCCAGCAGCAAATCCATGCGCCGTAACAGTAATACGGATTGTCCCCGTAACAGGAACAGTCACATTAGAAATAGTTTTAGGCGAATCAATTAAATAGAATGGTAACTGCAATGGCGTTTCACCAGTAGTAAATGCACTGGTTCTTTCCACAATCCCCCTACGAGGCTTCCAATAACCCTCCATGCGTCCGTTCAAAGACTCCCTTACCTCACCCGCTTGAAGCTGGTTTAACTGCAAACGCTGGTTAATACCAACGAAACCAGTATCGCCATCAATTAACGATTGGTCATCAAGTCCACCATATGAACGGTAAGATGCCACGGTTTATTGATCGTATGCAATGCAAGTTCCGCTGGTTACAGTTACGGCAGTAAAGTTACCACCGATGCCTGTGCCTGCAAGATGGGTAATGGTTTGAAGGTCTGCAATGTTGGTAAGATTACCCTGAAGCGTTGACAACACGGTATCTTCGATGAACTGAATCCAACGATAGTTTTTACCAGTCTGTGCGCCTTCGCCAGAATTTAATACGTGACCGCCATTGCCGCCTTGCAGATGGAACGCTGTTGAACTCATAAGTTTTTTAGAATTTTAAAACTAGCACCATTGCTAGTCGCTATTTGAATCTTTAGCGAACTAACCCAATCTTGTCAATACCTTATTATTTTACTAAGGATTATTCCTCCTCAATATATTCGTTAATGCTACCTGGCTGAAATCCCCAAGCAAGTAAAGCTGGCTTGATTAACTCCTGCATCACTTCGTGTATAGTAAGGTGATCGCTTTCAGTTTCAATCGTTACCTTGTTAAATACTTTGTTGCGGGTTAGTTCTATTGTTATCTTCATATTCTTTTAGTTTAAGTTATCGGTCATTTGACTAAATTAGTAGGTCACTTGCCATAGCTATCCTCACCATCAACAATCAACTTGGCTAGGTCACGGCTATTCTTAATCGGATTCACCACGTCACCAAAACCTGCCTTCATCTTTGCTGCCCCGCAGTCATTGTCGTAGATATACCACTCCAACCATTCTTGTTGCTCAACACAATCCATCAGCACATCAAATGACCTCCATATCGCCGTATGCAGTTGACCATCTATATCAAGGCAACCAGCATCATGCGCAACATCACAAGCCGCACTTAACTGCTTATAGTTCCCCACGATCTTATCAATCTTGGCCGTCCATTTCTTAATACGTTCTTGCTTATTCATAGGTGTTGTTGTATTCAAATTATCCCTATTTACGTCCACTTCTGCGTTCACTAGCTTATCAATCACTACACGCTCGGCATATGCCTCCATCCAGCTGTTCTTCAGATGCCCAAAATCCCTAGGCTCAGTCACAGAAGCAAACTCACCACATATCCCACACTCATCATCATGCCAAGTCGCAATACCACACTCCTTAAACCCATGCCTAATACCACACGGATAACATACCCACACAGGGTAATCCCTTTGCTTCACAACTTTCATACAACCCTTCTACCACCACCACAACCCTTTGCAACAAAATTCTCAATCATTATCCAACACCCCCTCCAACCCATACTCAGGCAATGCCTCACTCGCCCAGTCACAATCCAAATCCATACACACATACTTACCCAATCTACTTCGCCAGATCGCCTTCCTCCCACACTCAACACACGCAACCATCTCATGCGTAGGGCAAACCTCCATCCGATACCCCGCATTATCACCGCAAAACTTGCACTTTATACAACTATCTTGCATATCAACCAATCTCAATCTCCATATCACCATCCTTACTCCCGTCCCATACCTCCAACTTAGCACACTCCAATACCCCTATAATCCCCGCTACCGTCAAATCAAACTCATCCGAATAACAATCAATCAATCTACCCAAATCCTCCGCAAACACCTGAATCTGTTCTCGCTCTGTCATAGTTTTAGTTATCAGGTAACATTCAAATAAGCAACTCTTTTTTGCTATCAATCGCAGCAGCTATCCTAGCCTCGGCAATCTTCATGTATTCCTCATCACGTTCAATGCCAATGAAACGGAACCCCTCTAGTATCGCAGCCTTACCCGTGCTTCCGCTTCCAGCAAACGGATCAAGCACGATACCCTCTGGTGGTGTAACGAGCCTACACAGGTAGCGCATCAGGTCGGTGGGCTTGACGGTGGGGTGGTTGTTCCGCTGCATCGTGGTGCGGTCGT